TCTGGTAATCAGGGGTTTATCTTTAAGCATGGCAATAATGGCTCCGAAGCAGAACGCATGCGCATCGACTCCAGCGGTAACGTAGGTATTGGTGTTGGTAACTCAAAAGAGGCAATGATTCAGTCTACAAACAGTGGACGAGTTGCAAGTAATCCTGCATACAGTTTTAAAGGTGACTTAGACACTGGAATGTTTAATCCGCAAACTGATAACACTGTTGCTTTTGCTACTGGCGGCACAGAACATATGCGCATCGACTCCAGCGGCAACGTGGGTATTGGTACTAGTGGTCCTACAGAAAAGCTACATGTGTCAGGTAATATACTTGCATCAGGTAACATCACTGCCTACTCCGATGAACGCCTCAAGGACAACATCGAAACCATCACCTCACCTTTAGACAAAGTGTTAGCCCTTCGTGGTGTTACCTTCGATATGAATGGTGAGCGTAGTCTAGGTGTGATTGCACAAGAAACTGAAGCAGTAATCCCTGAAGTAGTAATGACTTCTAATAACGAGATGGGCACAAAGTCTGTAGCCTACGGTAACATGGTCGGCTTGTTAATAGAAGCTATCAAAGAACAGCAAAGTCAAATTGATGAACTCAAGGCCCAGCTAGGAGGTGCGTAATGGCCTTACAATCCTCCGGTGCTATCAGCATGAGTCAAATCAAAGATGAGTTTGGCGGTACAGGCTCTCACGCCTTGTCAGAGTATCGCGCTCTGGCAGGGCTAGGAGTCTCCGGTATCCCTGCCAGCGGTGCTATTAGCTTCTCCCAGTTCCACGGCAAGAGTAATCAGGTGACGACGAGTGTGTGGGTGAGTAGTGGATATAACACAACCTCGTGGCAGTATTTAGACACCCTTAGTATCCAATGGGAAACAGGTGGCAATGGTAATTCATTCCCCGCGTCCGGCTACATTGATGAATATAACCGCTGGGTTGCATCTCACTACGGCTACAGCCACGGATGGGCTTATGGAAATAACCCCGTCTGGTACATAGCGGGCTATCGGTTTAGAAAAGGCGGTTATTTCTGGTCAAACCAGAATGGTAACCAATGGCGCTACCGCATGTTACGTGACCACGAAGTGACCACATGGACGGATACCTCCGCGTACCAGACCCAAACGATTACAGCCCAAATTTCAACGTAAGGACAACATTATATGAACTCACTAATCTATGACTTCCAAGTCTGCCATGTACGCAGAGGGGAGCAAACATTATCCGCCAACATCAAGCCAGAGTTCTCGTTTGAGTACGAAGCCTTGGCTTATGACGGGGCTACGCGACAGTTTCGCAGCGGTAATGAAGATCAGGAACTAACAGAGGAACAAGTTCAGGAAGTGGAAGCCTTTATTACCACCATTGAATCTGACCCTGTAGCGCAAACAAACATGGAGTCACTCCAGTACCTTGCAGAAACCGATTGGTATGTCACTCGCAAATACGAGACAGGTAAGGCTATCCCTCAAGAAGTATTAATTAAACGTCAAGAAGCACGCGAGGATATCATATGACCACATACACATGGAAAGTTAACAACCTAGAACGCTCCACAGCCGATGACTACGTGCTAGTAGTCCACTATGGCGTAGACGCTGTAGACGGTGAACATAGCAAAGGCGCTTATGGCACTGTTTCATTCAACCCTGAGACTATGCCAGCAAGCACAGACTTTGATTCGTTGACCGAAGAAACCGTATTAAGCTGGGTGTTCACTAAGGTCGAGCAAGACGTTGTGGAGTCTCAATTGGAGGCGGTGATTGCTGAACTGAAAGAGCCTAGCGTGGCAGTAGGTATGCCTTGGGTTGTTGCTGATGAAACTGGAGTCTAAGTGTTAGTCGAGCTAGCAGCAGCTAATGCGGCCTTTTCCATTATTAAGAAAACTCTCTGTAATGGTAAAGAGTTGCTTGATGCTGGTAAGGCTGTCACCGACTACTTCGGAGCTTCCAGTGCCATTAACAAGGAGGTTGCGTCTAAGGGTAAAACTAACGCACTGGAAGCTTACCAAGCTCAACAGCAGTTAATGCGTCAGGAAGAAGAGCTAAAGCAAATGCTCAACAAACAATCCATGATGGGCTACCACGACTTCTTACAGTTCAAAGCGCAGTTTGCTAGAGATCAGAAAGAAGCGGTTAAGGCTAAGGCACGTAAGAAGTACCAAAGGCAACAGGCTATGGAAGAAGCATTAACTCTAGGCATAAAAGTTATGGCTGGCTTATTGGTAACAATGGCGGCACTTTTTGGTGCAGCTATCTATCTGAGATGATTATGATGGAACAGAGGTTCGACAGGCTGGAAGCTAAGCTAGATAAGTTAGCAGATGCTATGGTTAAACTAGTGGAGATTGACACAAAGATTGACGGTCTCCTTAAACACAATAACACACAGGATAGCAGGCTCAATAAACATTCAGAGACTATTGATAATCACGCTGTTAAACTGGCCACAGTATCTAAAGCGGCTGGAGGCAACGAGTGGTTCATTCGTATTCTCATAGCTGCTTTGGTTACTGGTCTAGCGTTTATGCTGAGGAGTTAATACGATGGGTATACTGAGTACAATATTCGGCAGTGGTGACGTAATCACTAAAGGTTTAGACTTGATTGATGACGCATACACTTCTGATGTAGAGATGCTTGAATCTAAGACTAAAGCTAAGACTGATCTAATGCTGGCCTACGCTCCTTTTAAGATAGCCCAACGCTACTTAGCTTTGATGTTTGGTGGTACTTATATCAGTACTTATATTACTGTGATAGTCATGACCTTCTTGGGTAAAGATGTTACAGGCGTACAAGGTATACTGGCAGAGTTTCAAATAGATTGGATAATGTTATCAATTGTAATGTTCTACTTTGGTGGTGGTCTAGCAGATAGCGTAATGAAGAAAGGTAACAAATGAAAACATATAAAGAAATAGTCAACAACGTACTGATACGGCTTAGGGAGCGTGAAGTCTCAACCGTCAATGAGAATGGTTACTCAAAGCTCATAGGTCTGTTCGTACATGATGCTAAAGAGATGGTTGAGAATGCTTGGAACTGGTCAGCCCTTCGGGAAACATTGACTGTGAACACACAAGCTGACGTATTCAACTACGTATTAACAGACTCAGGTAATCGTTCAGCAGTTCTTGATGTTGTCAATAACACCAGTAATACTTTCATGCAGTATAAAGACCCTAAGTGGTTTAATAATACCTTCTTGAATAATGATCCTATTGTAGGTAGTCCCAGTTACTACGTCTTCAATGGTATCAACACCGCTGGTGATACACAAGTAGATCTTTACCCTATCCCTGATGGTGCTTATCAGTTATTCTTTAACGTTATTAAACGTAGCCATGACCTTGTGAATGATGATGATAACATCACTGTGCCTTACCTGCCTATACAAGCCTTGGCCTACGCTATGGCTGTAGAGGAGCGCGGTGAAGACGGTGGTATGTCAGCAGCCTCAGCTAAGGTACTGGCCTCTAACTACCTCTCAGATGCTATTGCACTTGATGCTAACAAGCACCCTGAGGAACTTATCTGGGAGGCACCCTAAGGATGGCTAAACAACTACTGGCAGCCTCCATTGCTGCACCTGCATTCTTTGGTTTAAACACCCAAGAGTCTGGTGTAACACTACAGGAGGGCTTTGCCTTACATGCGGACAACTGTGTCATTGACAAGTATGGACGCTTAGGTGCTCGTAAGGGCTGGGTGACGCGTAGTGCTTCTAAGGACACTGTGGCAGACGCTAACGTAGGTGTTGACCTTAAAGGTATCGCTGATTTCAAAGATATAAATGGTGTAAATACCCGCCTATCATGGAATGACACTACATTCTTCAAAGGGACTTTAGACTTAACCACAATCACGCCAACTACTTCAGATACAATCACCACAGGTAATTGGCAGGCAGCAACACTGAATGATCATCACTTCTTCTACCAAAGGGGTTATGAACCTTTAATCTACACTGCTGAATCAGGCTCTCCAGCGTTTGAGTCCTACAGTAATCATTCTCACGCCACTGCTGGAATGCCTTCAGCTAATACAGTTCTAGCGGCCTATGGTCGCCTATGGGCTGCTGATACGGTAACCAATAAGACTACAGTATGGTTTGCTG